GATGAAGCATTTGCTCTAGCTGCAAAAATTTTGGATATCACTGATGTTATATCCTATGATTTAGATTTTCCTCGAGTGGTGCATATGAAACCTATGATTCAGAATTGGCCATGGCCTGCAGATGCATGGAGTGATCATGTGGGATTTTATTTGAATAACAAAGGGCATCTAAAGATAGGAAATTATCAACAGCAGGACATTGTTCATTATGTTGAAAAAGATAAAATGAATCGTGAAATGATTTCGATCCTCGAGGAAATAGCATGGAAAAATTAATTGATTTTGATCAATGGTATTTGAATTATAAATTACCGCCGGTACAGTTTGTAGCTGTATTTGATCCAAATACAGGACTAGTTTTAAGTGTGGGACCTAATCATGCATTTGTAAATGAAAAAAATAAGATTCCTATAGACAGTGAATTGGCTCTATCTATAATAAATGCAGAAGTAAAAATTAGTAATTGTGTAGTAGATATTAATTCTAACACTGTAGAAATAGCTGAAATAAAAAGTGTTTTTAAAATTGACGATGTATTACATAGAATCATCAGCAAACAGGATTCTGAATTAAAACTGCATGATGTTTATCTCAAACATGATTCAAAAACTAATTGTCTAAAGATAGAGCTATCTGTGGAATACGGTGGTACTAAAAAATCACGTGCCGGCCTCAAAAAACGCAACATAGTTTGGGACGGTGATACTGAGATGTTATTTTTTATCACAGACTACAATGATCCAAATGTGCTTTTAGAAACAGTATCTGTGAAAATTAATGAACTGTTGGGTACTGCAAAACTAATACCTAATATTAATTTTACTAAATTTAGTGTATACACTAGACGAATCTTTAAGAAATATGTGATTGAATATAAATGAAAATAGTAGAATTTGATATAGTATTTTTAAGTTATGATGAGCCCAATGCAGAATTGCATTATGCTGATCTGGTTTCTAAAGCTCCTTGGGTCAAACGTGTTCATGGAGTAAAAGGCAGTGACCATGCACATAAAGCCGCAGCAGAGTTAGCAGAAACGGAATGGTTCATAACTGTAGATGCCGATAACATAGTAGATACCAAGTTCTTTGACCTTGACTTGGATATGAAAGACCCCAAGATTCAAGTTTATGGGTGGTGCGGCCGAAACAAAATCAATGGTCTTAGATACGGCAATGGTGGAATAAAAATCTGGAAGAAAAACTTTGTTCTTAACATGAAGACGCATGAAAATTCAGAAAGTGATCGCGGCCAGGTAGATTTCTGTTGGGAAGATGGATATCGTAATTTTCCAAGAGTCTATAGTGAAAGCATTGTTACGGGAAGTCCGTTTCAAGCATGGCGAGCAGGATTTCGCGAAGGTGTTAAGATGACACTGCTTGACGGAGTGCGTGTACCTCCTCAAGAAATTAAAGAACGCATCTGGTGGCACAACATTCATAGACTGCGTATGTGGTCAACGGTGGGCGCACACGAAGAAAACGGTCTTTATGCGGTTTACGGTGCAAGATTAGGTACATGGATGACCAACTGCACCGATTGGAATTATGTTGATGTGCGTGATTTTGAAGTTCTTAAAAACATATACAACGAAAATGTCCTTCACGGTAGTTTAGAAGCAGATATAAAAGAACTAGGAAATAAATTAAAAACTCACCTAGGATTAGATTATCCGTATTTAGATGCAGTACAGAGCAAATACATATTAGACCTGTACGAAGAAACCATTAACCTCAACGCAACCTATTATCAGCAATGTACGATATAATTTTCATAAGCTATCAAGAACCTACCGCAGATAAGAATTTCCAAGAGTTATCTAAGCGATTTCCTAGAGCACAACGAGTACACGGTGTTAAAGGCATTCATCAGGCGCATATTGTTGCGGCCAAACATAGTTTTACTAAAATGTTTTGGGTAGTTGATGCCGATGCTGAAATATTAGATAGTTTTAATTTTGATCATGTAGTGCCTAAAGAAGATTTAGAATGTGTGCATGTATGGCGTAGTCGAAATCCTATAAATGGACTAGAATATGGATATGGCGGCGTAAAACTTTTGCCTAAGGCTCTTACTCAAAATATGGATGTATCCACACCCGATATGACCACTAGCATCAGTTCTTTATTCAAGGCCATGCCAGAAGTTAGTAATATCACTGCATTTAACACAGATCCTTTTAATACATGGAAGAGTGCTTTTAGAGAATGCTGTAAATTAGCCAGCAGGACTATAGATAGACAGGAAGATACTGAAACACAACAGCGTTTAGATGCGTGGTGTAAACTGAATAATGATGTTCCTTTTGGATTTTATTCTTATCTAGGTGCCGAAGGTGGAAAATCTTTCGGAGAGTATAACAAAAATGATCCGCAGACTCTTAAATTAATTAATGATTTTGATTGGTTACAAATACAATTTGATGCAGCCAAGGAAAGAATAAATGGACGATAAGGCTAGAATACAAAAGTTCATTCCTATTATGAATGAAATTAGCCCTACGTTCTGCATGGCCAAGTGGCACCATACGACTATCTATTTGCAAACAGGTGAAACACACAGTTGTTATCATCCCGCCCCTCACGCAATTCCGTTAGACGAAGTTATAATTGATCCTAGCGCATTGCACAATACTAATCAAAAGAAACATGAGCGTTTAGAAATGCTTAATGGCGGAAAGCCCAGCGGTTGTAATTATTGCTGGAACATTGAATCTCTAGGTGAGGATTATGTGTCGGATCGTAAAGAGCGTAACTCAACAATTTACACACCGGAAAGATTCTTACAAATTAGAGATGGTGATTGGGATCAAAATATTAATCCTCAGTATATTGAAATTAGTTTCGGCAATGAATGTAATTTTAAATGCGGGTACTGCCATCCTAAACACAGCAGCGCATACTATAAAGAAATCAAAGACCACGGTCCCTACACTATGGTTAAGAATCATCGTAACGATATAGACTGGTTTCGAGTTTATGAAGAAGAAACTAATCCTTACGTAGAAGCATGGTGGCGCTGGTGGCCAGAGGTTCGTAAGACGTTGACTATTTTACGCATCACTGGCGGAGAACCATTGTTACAATCTAGCACATGGAAATTACTAGATGATCTAGCAGTTAATCCGCTGCCCGACCTTGAACTAAACATCAATACAAATTTTGGCGTAAAGCCGATTTTAATTGATAGGCTAGTGGAAAAAGTTAACAATTTAATTGCTAACGGTTGTATCAAAGATTTCAAAATTTTTACAAGCATGGACACATGGGGAGCACCAGCAGAATACATTCGTACCGGATTAGATTTAACTGTATGGGAACGTAACTTAGACACTTATCTAACAAAAACACATTTGCCAATCACGTTCATGATAACTTTTAATATTCTTACTGTAACTAACTTTCAAAGTCTATTAGAAAAGATTTTGGAGTGGCGTGTTAAGTACAACGGATTTGAACAGAACAAATGGCAACGTGTACGTTTTGACACGCCATATTTGAAAGAACCCTTGCAGTATGATATGAATATTTTGCCTAAGGATGAGTTTATGCCCTACATGGTAAGACATCTAGACTTCATTCTAGCCAATTTAGACGATAAAAATCGCAGTAAATTCAACGACTTAGAGTATGCTAAATTTGAAAGAGTTGTAAAATACATGGAATCAGCTATCTATACCCCAGAAAAGCTGTTAGAAGGCAAAAGAGACTTCTTTAATTGGTTTACGGAATATGACCGTAGAAGAGGCACAAATTTCCTAGAAACGTTTCCGGCTATGAAAGATTTTTATCAGCAATGTGCATCGATCTAAATTGTTTGATTTTATCATACAATGTATCATAGGGTCTGGTAAAGAATAAATTTCTATTATGCTCGAGAATTGGTTTATATTCATCGAATAGCTGTTGAAGTTCTGGAATAGATTTAGACAAAACTTTTTCTATACTTTGTGTGTACCCCTCCCATCTAGCGGTATCATCGTCGACTTGATCGTAGGTGTAATCAATCCAATCCGGTAAGATAAAGCCGTACTCGCGTATATCTGAGATTAATCCAGAGTATCCATAAGGCAGTATAAAATGTCCTTTAATTAATGGATCCCAAGTTTTTTCTGTGATTGTTTTTGTGGTTGTACCTGTAGTTATAGTTTCTATGTAGATACTGACATAGCTGGCATTGTAATAGCAATTGGCTACTGGTAACCATGTTCCTCCCTGCCCACCTAGAATATTACTGACCATTGCGGCTTCTTCAGGTTCTAACGCCAACCCTTTTTGAGGATCACTGATAAATCCGTTACGCAATTCTAATAATTTTTTCAGTTGGAGTCTTGCACGAATTCTTGGATGATTGATAGTTTTTTCATCATCGTAGTATATCCTATTTGGAGATACAAACTGCTTTAGTTCTCCTTTTTTCTCAATGGCTGTTAACGTATACATATTAGATGTAGTGCCCCAGGTCCACGTTCTTTCATTGAGATTGTAATTAGCGTAATCAGTGAAATAACATTTACTACGATTCCATAGTATATCATAAAAAATTTGATTTTTATTTTCTCGATTGGAATGAATGATTACTACATTAT